AGGAGATGCGTAAGAATGTAGTTCGTGAAAAAGCAGAGTCTGAACTAAAGACATTTCATCCTGACTACGATCAGATACGTAAAGACCCTGCGTTCCATGAGTGGGCATCAGTGCAACCTAAATGGGTGCAAGAAGCTCTTTATGAAAATGATACAGACGCTTACGGTTGCGCGAAAGCAATTACGCTTTACAAAGCAGAAAGAAAGGCAACGAAAAAAACTGCTACACCTACAAATGCAGCAGATGACGTAGCTGTAAAGGGTACGCCCAAAGCAGACACTGGTGCAAATAAAAAAGGTGGGTTCAGAGAGTCTGATGTTCAAAAAATGACAGGCAGAGAGTATGAAGCAAATGAAGAAGCAATTACGGCATCAATACGTAATGGAACCTTTATTTACGATATTTCTGGCGCAGCAATGTAATTAAGTGTTGACAAAACAATTTAATTAAATATAACTATATATCACTTGCATGATATGCCCCTGTCTAGGACAGCTACGCATATAAAAATGCAAAATCATATATATTTATAATAAAGAAGTAGGTTGGCTACCATTTTACTAGTTGGCCCCTCGCGGTTACGAGGTCACCCACATATAGAAAATGCCCTGTACTTACGTGATATAAGCTATAACGGAGGAATCAATGGCTTTCAAAACAGCTGCTGGTTACGGAAACCTCCCGAATGGTAACTTTTCACCTGTAATTTACAGTAAAAAAGTTCAGTCGGCTTTTCGTAAAACTAGCATTGTAGAAGATATCACCAACAGTGATTACTTTGGTGAAATCGCAAACTTCGGTGATACAGTGCGTATCATCAAAGAGCCTGAAATTACCGTTAAAGAGTATGCCCGTGGAACTCAAGTAACTCCACAGGATCTCGATGACGAAGATTTCACGCTCGTTGTGGACAAAGCAAACTACTTTGCTTTTAAAATAGATGACATTGAAGAAGCACATTCTCATGTGAACTTTGAGTCAATGGCAAGTGACCGCGCAGGTTATCGCCTAAGAGATCAGTTTGACCAAGAGGTACTAGGTTATCTTTCTGGCTTCAAACAATCTGCGTTAAACGCTGTTGCAAGTACAGCAAACGATGTTAAGTCGGGTACAGATCCTATTAGCACAGTAGGATCAGATGGACTATTATCATCCATGTTAATTTCCAGAGCAAGTTTTGTTTCTGGTGGTTCTACTGGAGATTCCATCGCTACTCACCCAGACGGATCTACTGGTGAAGCAACTCCTTTGGAAGTGCTAAACCGTATGGCTCGTTTGCTTGACCAGCAAAATGTAGACCGTGATGGTCGTTGGGTTGTTGTTGACCCAATCTTTGCTGAACAGCTAAATGACGAAAACTCTAAACTCCTAAACAATGATTTTGCTGGTGGTCAAAATGCAAATGACCTCCTAAGAAATGGCAGAATCATTTCTGGATTGATTCGTGGGTTCAGAGTTTATATGTCAAACAACCTACCTTCAGTAGGAACTGGTGCTGGTACAATCGACACTAACGGTTCAAGTTCTAACTTTGGTGTTATTGTTGCAGGACACGACTCTGCTGTAGCTACTGCTTCGCAAGTAGAAAAAGTAGAAACATATCGTGATAACGACAGCTTTGCTGACATTGTTCGCGGTATGCATTTGTACGGACGCAAGATCCTTCGGCCTGAAGCTCTTGTTCGCGCCAAATACAACATCGCAGGTTAAGGGAGGATAGATCATGGCTACATATGATATGACCGATGCCGATACCGTTGGTGTAGGTGCTGACAGCAGTGCGATCTTACCGTCAAAATTTGACAGTCACGTAATGTACAATGTTGAGGCTACTCTTGACATTGATGACATGGTTGCAAAAGGATACTCAGGTGCAGACGGAGATGTTTTCCAACTTCTAGAAATACCAGCAGGAGTACTCGTACTTAACGCTGGTGCAGAAGTTATGAAAGCATTTAACTCTTCTGTAACTGCTGATATTGATTTTGCAGGAGGTGATGATATCGTTGATGGTGCAGACGTAACCTCGACAGGTTTCTGTGCAGCAGGTACAAACGGTCAAACTAACACTGTTGTTGGTTCGGCTGCTTCAACGTATACACAGTTTGTTTCAACAACTGATACGATTGATGTTACACTTGCTGGTGCAGCACCTTCTACTGGCAGAATTAGGGTTTATGCTACTCTCATTGATTGCAATGAGCAAGGGGCAGAACCTACGGCTGCCGCTAGGGATGCTCTAGCTTAATTGATTTGGGGGTAGTTCATTAGTTTGGGCTACCCCTTTATCTTAATTTTGGACATAATATGGCTACAACTTTTATTACATTAGTTAATGATACGTTGAGGCGGTTGAATGAAGTGGAGCTTACTTCCACAGACTTTCCAACCGCCACTGGTTTTAGGGCATTAGTAAAAGATGCAGTCAATGCGTCTTTGCAAGAGATATCACAAAAAGAATTTGAGTTTCCATTCAATCACACTACAGGCACTCTTACACTCGTAGCAGGTACATCCCAATACTCTTTGGCAACTGATTTGAAAGTGGCAGATTGGGATAGCTTCAGGATAAACTATGACTCTAGTAATAACTATTCCGCTAGGGTATTGAAGCTACTAAACTATGACTCGTACAATAGACGATACTTTGAAAGAGATTCAGAGGCAGGTACTGGTGATAGAGATCAACCCATCTATGTGTACAGAACACTAGATACGAAAGCAGGATTTACCCCTATACCTGACGCAGCTTATAGTGTAAGCTACGATTACTTTGCATATGCATCAGATTTATCTGCATCTACCGACACGATGACTGTGCCAGATGCATTTAAACACGTTGTATTAGACGGTGCGCTATATCACTGTTTTATATTCAGAGACAATTCTCAACAGGCAGGAATAGCAAAGGCAAAGTTTGATGAAGGTATAGAAAGAATGCGTACCCTTCTTATAAATAGATTTGTAGATGTAAGAGATACTCGCGTAAATCGCGTACTGAATGTTCCACATGGTAATGCGTAATGGTGGATGCGCTACGAGATGTAACCGTAAGTAGTAGAGGTGGCCTATATACTAACGAGGACGCACTTACATTAGCTACTACTTTCCCTGGCTCTGCATTACGTATGTTGAACATGGAGATATCTCAGTTTGGTGGATACAGAAGAATTAACGGGTATACATCTTTTGACTCTAGCTATGGAACAATTCCAGGAGTAGGGCCTGTCATAGGTTTGTTCATATTAGAAGATACACCTTACGCCATACGAAGAAATGATGGAGATTTTACAGGATCTTTAGGGGCTAACCCATTTACAACTAGTAGTGGTAGTTCAACAATCACTGTATCCCACACTGGTCACGGTCTAGCAGTAAGCGACAGAGTTATATTTTCAGGTTCTGCTGCTGTAAATGGCATAACGCCAAACGATGTAGAGATGACGGTTGCTTCTGTTGTTGATGCTAATAGTTATACAGTTGCATTTACATCTAACGCTAGTGGTTCAGGTAGTGGGGGTGGTAGCTCAGTAACATTTAAATACTTTGACGTATCAGAAGCAAAAACATTTACTTTAGGATCAAACCCTATAACCACTACAGATGGAAGCGCAATAATAACTGTTGCTCACACTGCACATGGTTTATCTGTAGGTAACTTTGTAACTTTATCTGGTATATCATCAGTTGGAGGTATAGCACCAAACGATGTAGAGATGACAGTTGCAACAGTGCCAGATGCAAACTCATATACTCTTACTTTTACTTCAGCTGCAACCAGTAGCGCAACAGGTGGGGGTAGCTCTGTAACTGCAAAGTACAGTCAGTATTATACGATATTTAAATATACTACAGGTGGTTGGACAAGAGTGCATTCATTCAGGTCATCAATAGGTGTATCTAAAGTACGACACTCATTTAATGATCTAGAAAGTAGTGTGAGTGTAGTTTTAACGGATGGCGTAAATCTACCTTGTAAAATTACAGGAACTACATTTAGTACACACACTGCGAATACAGACCCCAAAGACCCCGAAGGTGCAAAGGTATCTGCGTTGTTTTCTGGTAGAGTTTTCTACGCAGGTTTTCCAGCAGGTGCAGGTGCAGGTGGCCCCAGTTTTGTACTATTTACAACATCTGGTGATGATGATGATTTTACTGGGTCTGCAAACGTACTGGACATGGGATTTAGCGTTGTAGGTATTGCCCCATTTAGAGACTCACTGTTTGTGTTCGGGGAAAGAGAAATTAAAAAAATAGTTGCAGATGCAACCACTACATTCGCTATTCAAGACGTAACTAGTAACGTAGGTTGTATAGCTACAGATAGCATAATAGAATTAGGCGGTGACATTTTATTCCTAGCGTCAGATGGTATTCGACCTATTCAAGGTACAGCGAGAATTGGTGACGTAGAACTACAAACTATTTCTAAACCCATACAACAGTTATTGCAAGGTCTGCCTAATACCCATGACTTAGATGATATGACCTCAGTAGTTATAAGAAATAAATCTCAGTTTAGATATTTCTTTCCTTCTACTAGTACGGCAACGTCAGATACGGCAGGTATAATAGGGGGATTACGTTTTGCAGACAGAAGAGTTGGTTGGGAGTTTGGTGAACTACTAGGTATACGTGCGTTTGTAGCAACTAGTGGTCTAATAAATAAAGTAGAAACAGTATTACACGGGGATGGCAATGGTGAAATATTTAAGCAGGAGAGTGGTAGTACATTCAATACTGCTGATGTTACTGCTGTTTACGCATCGCCATTTCTATATTTCGACTCTACCGAAAGACGCAAGATATTTCAACATATCACGTTA